AGCCGCCCAGCGGCACAGGAAGACTCCGGTGATGAGGACATTGAAGCACAGCTACGCTCTGCTCGTCCTGCCTTCCAGAAGGAAGCAGCAGCATACTCAGAGCCTGAACTACCAGCAACCACTATTGCTGAGCCTGCAGCATCCTCAGATGAAGACGATGCTCTCAGCTACTTCCAGTCATTAGCTGACGACTGATACCACAAAGCCCCTCTTGCGAGGGGCTTTTTTTATGGGTTCTTATTGATAGAGTTTGCAACTCTGATAGTCTTACTATCAACAAATTCGGAGTTGAATCCATAAGTAGAAAGATCCTGCATATCATTTAGGAACTGGTTGAGGTATTCTCTCTTCAGTACATAAATGGTTTTTTTCCTATCGTTCTTATCATTTTCATATTCCCAGTTTGATACTCCAGCTGTTGGGTTTAATGTTGCACCACCGGGGATATCTGGATTTGGAATAGTGAAGTTTTGATCAACTACTAGATTTGGGGGCAGTATTAGTTTATTGTACTGATCTTTTACTTCTATAGTTACATAGTATCTGATATCATTAACATATTCTGGTCCATACTTCTCATTAACATATGTCCACAACTGCTGAGAGTTTAGTGGATACTGGTTCTGATAGTTGATGATGTTAGCTGTAACTAAAACCACCCAGTCTAATCCAGGATCACCATACTCCCTGAATGCAATCTGGTCTGGTCTTTCATTCTCACTGATTACATACTTATTGAATAGGGTGAATACATTTTGAAGATCATCACGTAGCTTCCCACGGATGAAAATATTCTTCATCAAAAGATAGTCTTGGGAACCAGCTTTATTCGCCAAGAAATTTTGATACTCTAAATTAGGTAGCTCTCTAAAATACGTCATTAGAATCCAACTCCATCGGATAAGTCATCAGAATAATCTTCAGCATAAATTGGATTGAGTTCTCTGAAGGAAAGAGACATCCTCATTTTTACTGGAGTACTATCTTCATACGTTGTATATGCACCTGTTCCTGCATAATCAACTTGAATGTTTGTTAGTGCGCAGGTCTTCATTGAAAATAGGAATGGGTGCTTAGCTCCCCCTCTTCTAAATTCAATGTTGAACACATCAGGTGATTGGATAAAGATTCCTTTACTTCCACCTGATGCATTGCTTATTGATGTTTTGGGAGCCATTCTCCTTTTGAATGTGTTGATGATGGACTTAATCTCCTGTGATTCTGCCCTAGATCTAGGAGTCAACTCAAATGAGAACGTAAAGTCTCTTAGATCAACACCCTTGAATAGTAGCTCTAGGTTTGGGTTTAAGATAACTCCATCTGTTCTTGCAGTTAGATCATTCAAACTAACGTTTGCGCCAAATAAGTTGACTGCTGATCCAACAAACGCTCCACTAACAACGGCTCTAGTTTTATCGTCTAGCCCAGCTATGGCTTTACTAGCAGCTCCTGCTAATGTAGAACCTGCAGCATTAAGAGTTCCTGCTAAGTCCTTTTGAAGATTATCTAGACTTAAATCTTTCCCTACGTCTTTTATAGTATTAACTGCAGCACCAGCAAGACTGTTTAGGTTAGAACCCGCCCAGTTGGCTCTATTCAAATCACTCAATCCTTCTGGGATTGGTAGAAATATTGTTCCTATGATGCGATCAGTTGCTCCAGGTCCATTTACCTGACTACCTTGCGGAAGCTGAAAGAAACCACCACCAGCTCCAGAAGAACCTAGTCCAGGTGCTTCATATGTAACTACATTTATTTTTAGATAATCTGAAATACTTTCAATTCTTTGTAGAGGATACTTTAATATTTTAGACATTGGAGAGAAGCTTATCCCAGAACTATTTAGTTGGTAAATCTACGTAGTAATGCTGATGCATTGCCTGAGGTGAGGTCATTGATAATTCCACTTAGGTTATTGAAATTTCCCTGGACAAAATCAAAACTGTAGATAGAACCCGCAATAAACCTATCATATGCAAAACTACATGAGATACGAGTCAATTCACTATTTGGACCATATCTAACAGGTGTAGAAGACATATCTAGAGGGAACATTCCAATGAATGAGTACTCCATCACTCTCTTATAATCATTCTCAAACTTCATAATCCTGGTGGAGTTTGCTTTGTATCCATCTGCCGGATCATTCGGGTATTTCGCTCTATAGTTGTAATATGGTGACGAATAATTTGCACCATTACCATTACCACTGGTAATATACTCTTGCCAATGCTCCAAAAACTTTAAAACTTTGTATTCGTTGTCGCAATAAAATTCTAATTGGATTGGTGTAAAAATTCTTGTGTGTGCAAAGTTCTCTACGACACCTGTAAAGTTTGATCCCTCTACCTTAGCTAAAGAAGATCCTGGTAGTGATGCGTTGTAGCACATTAATCCTGCGTCACTACCAATAAATTGACCATCAACATTTCTGGCGCTAAGATATTGTCTTAGACCAGCTGTTAGCCCACCAAACTTAACTTCATAGTAATTTGCCCTGGATAGATTGCCAATCAGTGGCTTGATATCCGCTAGCGTAATAATCTCAGGCACTCTAAATACTTTGAGGGATCTTATTACTATTTATGTCCTATAAAGGAATCTATAAACCAAGCAATCCAAAGAAGTATATTGGCAACCCCAATATGATTGTTTATAGGTCTTTGTGGGAACGCAAGCTGATGCGTTATTGTGATACTAATACTAAAGTAATAAAGTGGGCATCTGAGGAAATTGTAATACCATACTATAATCCAGTGAAGAAAAGGATGGCTAAGTATTACCCAGACTTTTATATGGAGATAGTCAATAAGGAAGAGAAGAGGGAGAAAATTCTTATTGAAGTTAAGCCACTAAAGGAGACTATGCCGCCCAAGTATAAGCGTAGAACTAAGAATGTTCTTATTGCAGAGGCAATGTACTCACAAAATCAGGCTAAATGGAAAGCTGCTGAGGAGTTTTGTTTAGATCAAGGTTGGACGTTTAAAATTATGACTGAAAAGGAGCTAGGAGTCTAATGCCAAGGAAACCAATAAAGTCTAAATCCAATGCTAAGCCAAGTAACAATAGAGTAAAACCTCTACTTAGTAAGTTAGTTGGTGTTGAAGAATCGGAGAGTATTATGACTGAGCTTCAGACCGTATTGGCTGATACTCAAGCTAAAATCCCTGTTCCTGGTAGCGTATATGTATATACTTATATTGCTGAGAAGCCAGACTTCTTAACCGACATGTATCCAGTCGTTCAGATACTGGGTGTGTATGAGTGGGGATGGACTGGAATGAATTTGCATATAAGGAAGCAGAGGAATTATACTATTGGAAACAATACGACACCATTATACTTACTCAAACCCAATGAGGTTCAATCAGTTCTTACTTTGCCTCTAATGCAGCTATATCAAAGCTAAGTTTGACCTACTAAATAAAGTATATTCTTCGTTATGTTATGTCACTCCCAAAGATTGCTAAAATCACACACGAGCTGGTAATCCCATCAACGGGTAAGAAGATTAAGTACAGACCTTTCCTAGTCAAGGAGGAGAAAGTACTGATCCTAGCTCAAGAGTCTCAGGATCAAAAAGAAATGGCTAGAGCCATCAAAGATGTTATTTCTGCGTGTGTTCAAACACGTGGGTTTAAGATTGATGAGCTTGCAACTTTTGATATTGAATTCCTCTTTCTTAACATTCGCGGCAACTCCGTTGGTGGTGATGTAGAGGTTGTTATTACTTGCCCGGATGATGAAGTCACCCGTGTACCAGTTACTATTTACTTGGATCAAATCCAAGTTCTTATTGATGAAGATCATAGTCCAAACGTTAAATTGGACGATGAATACTCTGTAAAAATGAGGTATCCAACCATGGAAATGATCATGGATACTGATGCTGATAATGTGAGCGTTGAGCAGAGTTTGGAATTGATTGCTGGATGTATTGAACAAATCTATAGTGAAGAAGAGTCATGGGCTGGTGCCGACTCATCCAACAAAGAGTTGGTAGAGTGGATCGGTGAACTAGAGCCAAGACAATTCCAAGCACTTGAGCAGTTCTTTGAGACTATGCCTAAGCTATCTCATACTATTAAAGTAACCAATCCAGAAACTGGTGTGGAAAATGAAATCGTACTTGAGGGGTTGGGATCTTTTTTCGCATAAGTATGGCGCATGAAGACCTTGAGTCATACTACAAAACTAACTTCGCTCTACTTCAGCACCATAAATGGAGTTTGAATGAGATAGAAGACATGATCCCTTGGGAGAGGGAAATTTATATTACTCTACTCAAGCAGTGGATTGAAGAAGAGGAAGAACGAATCAAAGCACAGCAGAGGAGCTGAT